CGTTACCGTCGGAGTAAACAAACCAACATCGCCCTGGATTGAACTCAGAGGGACATGATTCTTAAATTGATTTTGTCCAATTTCAGTACCCATATTAAATTCTCCTAAAAATGGGTTTACATTTTCTGTTTGTGATTACGCCAGCTTTTTCAGCAGAATCTCGATAACGCCCGGACCCTGCAAACGAGTGGCGCCATACATGGTTTCAGCGAACGCCTGAATGTCATAGTTCTCGTCAGGCAGCGGATCAACCTTTGTGGTGATTTCCTTTGCCGTCGAAAGCAGTACGGCGTCACGTTGCCATGCGTAACATTCGATAGCATCTGCATCGGTTGCATTGACCGTAAACCGTTCGGTCGGCATCCAGATGAAGTTGAAACCCATGAAGTCGGTGATTTCGCCAGCGTACAGAGCCTTGATCTTGTTGTAATCAGAGCTTCCGATCTTCGTATCCTGAAGCAATTGATACTTGCTGTACGGATTCGCTGTGATGTAGCGGCCTTCCTGGGGGACGCTCGCATCGTCAAAGAGTTCTCCGCAGTTGGCGATCTTTGCAATCGTCAGGGCTGTTGCCGTGGTGTCCGAGTGGTCGCTTCCTGCGGTCACAAGACTACCGTCGGCGTCAATCAGGCGGCATTCGCCAATGTCATAGTTATTGACGGTTCCAGTGCCTTCCTTTTTGGTGTAGGCGGTCCCGCCCATCGCTGCGAGAACTTCTTCATCACCGCCACGGTGAATAGCCGCAACGCCAACTTTGAGGTAATCGCTGTTCGGGTCTTTCATCATATTGATCTTATCCAGATCAGACGTTGTATCTGACCAAGTATAAGAATTCAGCGTACACCGCCTACGGCTATGAGGCGTCGAGATGTGCTGCGTTTTGGATTTGCGGGCACGGTTCTTGATTGCAGAGGTCCGGCCGATGAAATCCCAGTACTTTTCTTCGGCACTTTGAGTTTCGTTTCTGACCGCCATACGCAGCAAGGGTGACATTTGCTGGTAGGTGATCATAAACGAGTCGGTGTATTCCTTACGGAACGCTGTGGTTACTTCGTAACTCATAGGAAATCTCCTAAATGGTTTTTAACATCATGTTAAATAACGATTTTCGGTGATTTGCCCGGTTAAGGGTTCAACCTGCGTTTTACGTTGCGGTCAACGGCCTCTTTTAAGGCGGTCAACGCGGGTTCCTTGCAGATTTGCCCGTGATTTAATTTAACTATAAACTTATTATTTGCTGTTTTACAAGAGAATTTTTATTTTTCCGGATATTTCTGTTTGAATAAAGATCCCTTTTCTGCCAAGAGAGCTTCGTATCGGGTCCGGTTTGACAACTTCAATTCTTGTGTCAATTCTTTCGATATTGTTGCAATCCGCTGATCCAGATTTTGCGAAGTCGCACCATTTCCAAGCGAGGTATCAACGCCGTTTGATTCGGTGTGGCTTTTCAGATACATGGTTGCCATCGCATCAGCAAAGACAGGATCGCTACCGTATTTCGCAAGTACCGCGTCACGTTCTTCGCCTTCGGGGTAGCATTCAGTAATCGCCATATTTGCGTAATGAAGGCGCGAAACCTTCGCGTCGCCCCACTTTGCATCGAGTGCATCTTCGCATTCTTTGACGATAAGAGGCTGGACAAGCGGCATTATTTGTTCGTAAAACGACATCGGATCGGCCTTCATAGCTTCTTCGCTGGCCTTGAGTCGCATCGCGTCCATCGCCATAACCGCCGTGAACTGCTGTTTTGTCAACCCGACTTCGTGGAAAGCCGCTTTTGCCTGGGTCAACATTACTTCATCCGTCTCATAATATTCCTTTACATCGTCAGGAACGGTGAATTCATAGCCTTCCGGGGTGTCCGGACGGCCAATCGCTTTATAAAACATATCTTTTTCAGTCTGCGAAGCTTCAGGTCCGGGAACAAATACGCCTTTCCCCTGCTTGCTGATAGCGATATCCTGGTTTCCGATGTGTTTCATGACGCTTTGAATGTCGTTTCCGATAGCGTCATAGCACGGCCGGCCCTTGAAATCATCCGGAACAACATGATCCCGCCAACCTTCTTTGAAAGTTCCGTCAGCGTTGACATAGCTTTCGGGAACGATGGGCGCGGCTGGAACAACTGGCGCGGCTGCTGGCGTAATGGGTTCGGCCGGAGGTGTTATCGGCTCTGCGGGTGTGATAGGTTCTTCTGGCATAATTAGATTCCTTTCTGTTCAGGTTCTTCTGTTTGGCAATCGTCTGTTTTTTCTATTTTGGCTTCAATCTGGTTGATAATATAATCATAAACATTCTTATTTCCAAGATTAAAATCTGTCTGCCTCTGCGAATTCACGTCAAATAATGGGGCTTGCGGGTTCGCCAGGCATATCTTGGATAGGTGTTCGAGTACAACTTTCGCAGGCTCGCTTGAAAACGTCTGCTTGAATGCCATGCTTATTTCTTGTTCTTCATTGTTCATTTATAACGCTTCCTGCATCTGTTGTGCTGGCGAACCTTCTTCGGCGGCTCCTGACGCATTCTTGTACGATTCACTTGCTGCCTGCGCCGCCTGCATCATTTCCAACTGCTGCTGTTTCTTCGCACGTTCTTGACGAATCGCGGCCTTTTCCTCGTCGGTGTTAAGATCAGATTCGTTCACGCCGAACGTCGTCGCCATCCTACGGCCTGCGCGATCGGTGTTGATCGTGTCGGCCGTATAGTTCGGAACAACCGCATCCATCGACGTTGTGAATGAAGCGAACCGGGCTAGAGCATCGGCCTGTTGCTCCTGAATTGCCAGCGCAAGACGGCCAAGATATTCAACCTTAAATCCTGCGAGTTCTTCGGGCATCGGTCCGAGTGAATCGAATCGGTGGTTTTCAAAAAGCATCTGGACGCAGCGTTCAATCAGTGGCGTTAGGCATTCATTGTAGAATCGCGTCACCGGCAAAACAAGCTGGACAAACCCGGACGATATTCTTGCCTGAATTTCAAGCTCATTTCGTCTGTCACCCGTTAAATTGTCCAGCGGGGCAAATACCTTATTGAAGAAGATATCTCGAAGATCCTCTTTGGTCATTTCAAGCGTGTCTTTTGAGATCGGGAAGTTACCCTGCATTGTTCGGTCCAGCGCCTTGATAGAATCCATCTTCATCACTTTGTTATGGCCGCCCGGGTAGATTTTAGGATTTCCCTCAAAGTCCGATGTTGATTGATACGGAGGCGTATTCGACAATGCGGCACACAACTTTAATGCTTTTTTGTCGGTCTGTAGGTCTTTGTCTGCGGATAAACCAAATACGCCCTGACCGTATCCCCATTTCTCCTGACTGGATGTAAGCCAACGTGCGATATGGTGCGGAAAGCTCTTGTATCCGCTTTCTTCCACTACTATCTTTTCAGATTCATTAACGACAACTTCCTCGAACCGATAGTTCAAAACATTGGACAATTTAACATCCCTGTTTTTTCTCGGACGGGTGCGCCAGATAAACCAAAATTTGTCATTCGCAGTCTTTGGTTCAATTGCCGCCTTGACAACCTTTTCGCCGGCCTTATCGCCCCACAACTCATACGCTTGCTGTGCAGTATAGGCCCATCGAATCAAGCAGCGGTTTGGTTTTCCATACGCATCAACGCCAAACCTAAAATTCGCAACGTCCCAATCACGGAACATTAACTGCAAATTTTCTCTGTCCCAAAATGATTGAATGTCGCCTGTACCAAAGCCAGCCCACGACATAATCGTTTCGTTAATTTCCAAGATGAAATTGCAGGACGGTTTGAATAATTCGTTGTGCGTAATCTCAGTAGCGCCATTCAACCATGAAATAGCTTTGTTGCTGGCGCCCGTGCTTGACTCAGGGGAAAGTCTGTGAAAATACTGACCGGCTGGAAACATGACGGCGCTGAGGCCGGCACACATCTTATTGAATGCAATGCGTCCTGTCGGGTCAATAATCGGAAGTGATTTATCTTCGCCTGGCGTTCTCGATGAAGTGATATTGTTTTCACGCTGAAAGAAGTGATCGGCGACTTGCTGGTATAGATTCATTGTGTTAGAACTGTCAGTATTCTCACGGCCCCATTCTGCAACGATCTCTTGAGCGATTTGATCTTCCATGAGTTTACCCTAAAACATTTTTCTTGCCAGTAGAAGGCGTTAGCGAGCCGGTCAATACTTGTTTTTGGTAGCCCTGCTGCCTTCGGACCTTCTTTTTAGCGTCATCTTCAACCTCAGGCGCAACGTCGGGGACCGCTTCGGGCGCTGGTAACGGCGGCGGTTTTACGGATTTAGGCTTACTCATTAGCGTATCCCTTTAAATTGCAAAAAAGTCCATATCACAATCTTTCGCATCCACTGTATAACCACTTGCCAGCAATCTTGCAACCTTTTTCGCTGCGAGAAGAAAATAGTTAGTCGCATTTCTCAGGTGGTCATTGCCGCGGCCTGTCTTTCTGAACCGATAAACCACTTGATGCGTTTTCTTATTAACTTCTTTAGATTTCACGCAGTTACAGCACTGAACAGCGTATTCGTCAATGTCTCTGCACTGTCTCGGCAAGACAACACTATTCGTCGTGAATATTCTATGTGATTCGTCAAAGATACCAGTCCGGTAGCACTTGACAATCCCTGTCGTGTCGTTAAACGTGGCGTCCTGAAGGATTGAATCGGTGTATTCGCATAGCCATACCTGGCATCCAACCCGCGAACATTGTTTCGCAAATTCAACCGCAGAATCCTTATTCGGTCGAATATCAACCACGCAGGATTTGACATTGAACCGCCTTACAAGATCATAAACGCCCTTAAAATCGTCAACCCGGCAAGTCTTGAAAATCTCATACTTATCGTTTCCGGTACGGCCTCCGATGACAAGATGCTTGCAGTCGTCGTTATCAACCCCCATCGCGCACGGACCCTTGTGACCGTCCGGTATTCCGTTATTTCCGCAACAATTATAGACGTTTTGTTTTCTAAGTTTCGCATCCTGACTTGAGTACGCCAGCCCAAGATCGAGCCGGTAAACGTCAGCGATGTTATTTTCTGGCGGGTTTCTAAAATCTTTGAGGATTCTGGCGGGATCGTGGTATTCGCTGGTAAGGTGACTCCAATTCCAGCCGGCCCGGGTGGTGACTGATGGAACGGTGAGGATATATTTACCGCGCCGGATACCGATAGGATTGCCGCATTTCACGCATCGAACGTAGCCGATAGGCTGATTGTATTTTTCGCGTTCAGCACGGTCTGGATAGAATCCTATGCACTTTTCAGGGTTATTGATAAACTCAAGCTCTGCGCATGTCCAGCCGCCGCAATCACAATACCGATACCAATATCGCTTGTCGGACCCCTGCCAAAGAAGGTCAACGCCGCGGTCTTCATCAGATGGGTTGCCCAGGAAGGTCAGTTCATGAAACCCCTTGATGCCGTCGAACGATGCGTTTCCAAACCGGCCTCGAACCTTTGCGATGAAGGCTTCCTCCATTTGGTCCACTTCGTCCAGGCAAGCCCCGTCAATCTGAATACCCGTCGCTTTGGTGGATTGCCTGGCCCCGTCCCCGTCAGCGGTCGGCTTCATGGTGGCGCCGCGAAGGTAGAAATTTGAATTGCCAATCCGCTTCAAGCCGGCGGCGTCTTGTGATTTGCTCCCCTTTTTGATGAATTTCCCGATGGCTTCTCTGTTATTCACACCCAGCGGATTGAACCGGCTCTTTGAATAATCCTGCATGTCCGTATCTGTCGGGAAGTAGTAGGCGTACCCTTGAGGAGAGCGGCCGTATATGCATCCGTGGATTGATCGAAGGATTGCACATTCACTGAAACCCCCACCGGTCGCCTTGATCGCCACGCGCTCTTTAATCGTCGTGTCAAGCGGTTCTATGAGGTATTCACGTCCTTTGAAGTTGCATTTTGCACCACTGGCAAGCGCGATGGGGCCGTGTTTTTTAGACCAGTTTTCACTTGCCCAGTAACTCGGCAGCGCGGCGGCGCAATCTTCGGGGGTGACTTGAGGTTCCTGCTTTTCCTCTGACATTTACCAGTTTTCCCAAACGTCGTTTGTTGCCTCTGAAAGTTGACTGATGCCACCGAATGGAACGCCGCCTGGCTGCCACGATAACGCAGCTCCGCCATTCATGGAAAGGTTCGATGCTGACCATGCCCCTGAACCTCGAACTCTTCCAGTGACCGTCGTTCCAGACCCGTCATTGACCTCTGAGTACCACCCGTCAGCGATGGCGGCAAACTCGGTTTCGTCAACCAATGCCCCGTTCCCGTTATTATATATGGCCGCAACTTGCTCACTGGTCAGGACAGTCATATATACGCGAAGTTGACTAACGCGCCCGGAGATTGCCGTCGTCGTGTCAAAGTACTCTGATACATATACCACCGCCGAATCGATGTCAACTAACACCTCCGGCGTTGGGTCTTTTGTTCCCGTCGCCGCCGTATCCTCTGCGCCGTCAACATAGAGTTTGAAACCAGTTGCTGAGTCCCTATCACACGTCATAACTACGTGATGCCACTTTTCGTCAGACACTCGCTTTGACCCGGTGATTGTAGATGTGTTTACATAATAATCGAAAACGCCGGTGTCCCCGCGTATCCGAAACTGACATGTCGCGCCAACTGCATTAAAAAAGATGACTAGTAAGTCAGCATTCGCAGAGCCGCCAAAAACAGTTTTGCTACATTTAGCCCATGCCGAAATGGAATAATCGCTCAGCCCAGGTGACATATCACTTGGGGATGCGGCCAGTGCATACCCTGCTGAATTTGCGCTGCGTAAGTGATAGCTACCCATAGTATAATCCTATCAGTTTTCCAATTCATCGTATGGCTTCTTTGCCTGCTTTGAACACCAATCTTTTTCCAGATCGACGACCGGGTAGGTTGTAACATAACCAATAACCCTAGGAGTCCCGCCGGCAATTGTAGATCCAAGTAGTGGCGTTGACGTCGGCGGGTTTAGATGGCAATGCCATGTTTTTTCGTTATGCTGGACACACAACATGCAGTCTTTGCAACTCATTTTTTCTTCCTTGCCAATAATGCTCTTGTTCGCTTAGCGATAGCTTTTTGCTTTGCGGCTATCTTTTTCCGCTCTGCTTCGGTTTGTTTTTTGGGTGTGATGCCTTTTGTCATCATGCCGCTAATATCGGTATCACCGGCATTCTTTTGTGCGAGTTTTGTTCGACGCGTTCGATTGTCCTTCTTGGGATCGAGTGCTTCGATCTCCTTGACGGCCCTTGTCAGTATCTTATCCTTCTTCCTGAGCTGCTTTGGAAGGTGTCTTCGTCTTAAAAATTCTGCGATTGCGCCTCTTTTCTTTGCCATGATGGACTTCCCTTTCGAATATGGCAATCAGGATATACCGTCATTGCAGGGAAAGTCAAGCGCAAAAAATAAGCCGGACGATTTTAAGTCGCCCGACCTACGGAGGGAGAAAACAATTATTTTGTGGGTTTATCGTCCAATTTTAATGTCATCCGAGTTGCATCCTGGGCATCGCTGCATCCGCTGCCGCCTGCCACGGCCTAACGTACCAATACCGATTACAGCCCGGGCAGTAGCATGGGTAAAACGTCATTTTTTTGAGGATATTGTATTTCATAATAAAAGTCGCCGCCAGGCCAATCAGTTAAGAAAGTTCCTCCTGGCGGCATTTGGAGGAGGGGGATGAAAAATGTTATTGCCTGACTAAATCTTTCAGGTTTACGATTCCGTCTCCGTTTATGTCAAGTGTTGCATCCGGCGTCAGCCAGCTTTCTGAGAATTTCATTATAGCCCCGATGGTTGTCGGGTCAAACCTAATCCGCATAAGATCGCCATCGCTTCCAAGTGGGATAATCTTGATGGACATAATCCGTTCCGGAATAAGGATATCTTCAAAGTTCTCGGCCGACGTATCGATCCTGCTAACGATGTTATAGAAATCAGGATTGCCCGGGTCAAACAGGACGTTCGGATCTGGCACAATGTTCGGATCAGCGTACAGGTTCGGGTCAACAACGCTTAGCCAATCGTCCATGACAGAGATGTCATACTGTTCAGGATCCCAGATATTCGGGTCTTCAAGGCCCGTCCAGCGATCATACACTTGAATCGACGACAACGCCGAGACATCTATATCAGAGTCAACAGGAAGGAATCTCTCTGTCCTCGCAACGTGTGTTTGCTTGTCTTCACTCGACGCAATGACCGTTACTTCGACGCAGATCCCATCGGGACAGGCGTTGGTTGTGACGCTGGCAGAATAGGTGTCGCTAACAATGTTAGCCGGCGATGCTGTCTTGACGATGTAGGAATACATAAACGGGCCTGCATATCGTAGATAGTCATTCGTGTCGGAAAGATTGATCGGCATGATTGAGGTTGCTTTTTTACAGTAACCCGCTCCCATTTTTCCCTTTTGTGCAACCAGACTGCAAGTGTAAGATAGGCCGGATGACGGGACGCCGACGGTTGTTCCTGTTACTGCGGAATACTCTGAAACTGTCAGACCGAGCGTGTTTGTCGGAACGGAAGCCGACGCAACATAGTCATAGTCGCCATCAGAGGTAATAGATGCCTGTTCAGCCCCTGAAGAGGCAAGCGTGAAATATCCAAATTTTCCACTGACTCCGGGGGCGGTCGGATTTGATGCCGTCATGCCTGAACGCACCCAAAAGCCAGTAACGCCAGTCCAGTCATCCCTAACGCCAAGAGTTATACAAGCCCCTCCGTCACCCGTTATTCCTGTAGAACTTATGTGCTGCTCGTCTGGACAGTTGTTTACCTGAAGTCCACCAAGTCCGTTGTTTGAAAAGTAAAAAGCAGGGTGTTCGTTCAGATTGAATCGAACACCTTCTTGCTCAATCGCGTTGCCGAACATATCAATGTACCAGAACCTTCCCGTTCTTACATTGTCGGTCCAGCTTTTGATCTCCATCGCCTTCTTCGTCGGTCCAACGTCGCCGTGTTCAGGTTCGCAACCCGCAACAAGAAACAGGACGATTAAAACACATACAACAATTGACCAAAATGTAACGCTCTTAAACATTTGACACCTCCACTTTCTTTGAAAAAAATTAAGCATCCGTGCGTTTAGGAAATATTCAATCCATGTTCATCGTGTTCAATAGTCATAAAACTTTCGTCAGGCCAAGAAATATCAATGTAATGTATTTTATCAGTGTCTTTTGCACCGTTCTTTTCGGCCCACTCTTTGAATTCTTTCCAGGTCATTCCGTCGTCTTCCAATCTCCGCAGAAATGGTTACGTTCTACAGACGGCCAACCAGAATCATCGCTATCGTTTTTGCAGAAAAATTCAGGTGCATGGCGATGGCAGTAAAAAAAATTCTTTGTTCTACCCTCTATATTTGGGTCATATACTTCCATCCACTTACACGTTTTACAGGTGTTTTCCATCGTCATACTCCAATAAAGTTTTTCGGCGGCTTCGGCATTCGCTCATTGATCGGCCTCCACAGGTGAAGACAATTCGGGTGGTTGTTGACGTAATCTGACTTCGCCGGGTGATACTGGACACACGCTTCGCTGTCAGGCCAAAAGATGTCCTTGAAGTGGCACATTTCTTCCCAGGTGGGGCATCGGTTTTCAAGCGAAACAGAAACGTGTCCCCACCCTCCACCGTTCGAGAAGGTGAATTGAAACACTTTGCTGCGAAAAACAAGTGAGCCGCTTCCGCCGTCTTCACCGAAAGCCGCACCGCCGCCACGCGCCTTCAGGTTCTTTTTGATTTGATCGAAACTATACATTTTATCTTTTCTTCACAAACCGGCACGCGCCGAGAATGAATTGTGAAAAACTTAGCCCCAGGGACTTTGCGTGTCCCTGAAGCTGTTTCTTTTCTTCGTCATTTATACGAATACTGGCCGTTGCGTCCGTCTTTTTCAATTGGCGGGCAAGGTCGATAAACTCTTTATTTTCTTTTTTATTCATTGGTTCCATCCGTTGAAATTTAGTCGTCAAACTTAAATGGGGGCTGGTCGGTGGGGTCTTCGCTTGACGACGTTGTCGCCTCAGTGTCAACAGCAGCTTCGTCTGCAACTTCATCATCGGCAGGCGCAGAGACTGTTTCGTTCATCGTTTCCGGAATAATGAACTGATCACGGAACGCATTGACGACGCCGAGAAACAGCTTGTCCTTGATCTTGAGATCGTCAGGCAGATCGTCATACGGCACGATGCAGGGGTGATGTTTTGCTTCCTCGCATTTGACTTCGGCCTTTTTCCAGCCGGCGTCGATCTTATCTTGCATCCAGGCATTGTGCTGTTCTTCAGATCCGGCCGCGGGATTGTCAAGCGAAAACTTAACGCCGTCGATCACTGTTCGTTTATCGTCCGGTTGCGCACTCCGCCACGGCCGCCGCGAACGATCACCAAGCATCATGCAATAGGTCCGGTTTAGTTCGTGTGCCAGTTCTGCTACTTGTTCAATGGTCATGTTCATGGTTCGAGTTCCTTTAATTAAATTTCCTTTACACATTGACTGCAAAGCGTTTCTGTGTCGTCGGTCCACCAATCATCGTTCAATTCTTCCTGCCGGCGACCGCATACTTTACAGACACTCGCTGACAACATAAAGTGTTCAGACTTCCAATTACACAGACCCCAAAACGCGCCGATGGTTAGGGGATGCGTTCTCCTAATCTCGGCGCAAAATTCATTTGTTTCCGCCTCAGTTCCTTGCCCGTCATCCATTGAATGCCCATCGCGTCACGGACCGCAATAGAGATCAAGAGCCTTCATTTCGCACCGCTTTCAAGCAACTCAGGGTTTTCGTAGATATTGCCGATAATACTAACGAACCTCATTTCGTAAACGGAATTTCCATGAAAGTGTAACTCGGGTGTCCATCCAGTGTAATCCCAACGAGCATATCTATAGTTCCAAAAAACCTCTGTTGGTCCGAAGTCGTCAATTTTCCAAATGTCAAGACCCTTTTCTGTGTCAGAATTCGATGTACCGAGAAGGTCCCCATCATAAATCTCAGTACCCGTTTTATCTTGCCGTCCGATGCACTGAATTGGAATAAAGTCGTTCTCTGGGAATATCGTGCTTTGTGCAGTACGATCTCCGTGTACGTTTATGAATTGCCCCGTTGTCAAAAGCGTTAATTGATCGCGGGCCATTTCTTCGGCCGAGAACATTCTCTGTTTTTTAACATGCCAACCTTTGAATTTAATCGGTTTCATTTATTACCCTTCTCGATGAAATAACGGAAATGTAAATATCCCTGGGATTTACCGTGTAAGTGTGCTGGTTGAATTTAAACTCAACATCCACTTGTTCGGTTACTGCCAAACAGATTGCTTCACGAATACAGTCATTGATATCAGACCCCGCCATACATTGAACGATAATCTTTTTTTTGCTAATTGACATCATTTCCCCTTCTTATGATAAATGTAGATCCCGTCTTTCAGCATCCGATGAAACATGTGGGCTGGGAGATGAATCACACGCGACGCCGGCTGAATGCAGTAATTTGCGTGTCCCGCATATCGAACACGGACCGACTTATGATCCCGCGCCAACTTCATCAACTGCTCGAAATCACGGACGCGATCCTTGTCTCGCTTGAGCGTTGCCAGAATACGACTGAGTAAACTTGGCTTTTTGTAGTAGATTTCTTTCATAGCATCCTCACTGTAGCAACATCGTTATTACACTGTCAATCGAAAAATAAAGAGGGTGGGCGACTACGAGCCGCACCACCTAACCCGGCCACGACGCAAATCAGGCCGGTAAAAGAGAAACCTTATTTGTTGCTCATTTTTTACGTCCCGCATTCCAGCCGGAAATGAAGGCCACCCCTAAGCGGTTCTTGAGATATTTGCCGTCAGCCGCACATTTTAGCAACTCAGGATGGTTAGCGAAGAAAACATCTCGCGCCTTTGCAATTTCGTCGCCATCGTTTTTGACTTCCCCGATTTCAACCCGCGGCCGAAAGGTTTCAATCTCCATCAAGCGACTAATGCACGCAAGGTTATGGCAAATCCCTGTCTGGATAGGAAGGTGTAAAAATTCAACCCTAACGTCCCCGTCGAGGCCTCTCTCGATCAATATGACCTGATTTTGCCCGTGACACGATATGTATTGAATCGCCATGTAATCTCACACCCTTAAAAAAATGAATACGCGGCGGGCAGGATTCGATACCTGCACGGAACGGACAGTTCAACTCTGCTTATTGAGAGCGTCGCTCGTTTCAAAACACAAACTTTCCCCGAATGTGCATGCCCGATTTCCAACCGAGCTTGATAGCGTCTATCTTCCGCCACCGCCGCGTAAAAAAACACTGTACAACAATCGTTACAACAATGCAAGGGGGAAATAATGAAAAGTTAATAAATATAACGCAAACCCTCAGAAAGCCTCAGAATCGTTTCTAAGCGTCTTTAGGGGTGGGGACTAACGATGGCATGGAAATAGGGGGATCGGCGACACAGCGAAGACTCAGGTGGGTAGAATCGGAAACGACAGGGAGGGACCAACACGCCAAAACAAAGAAAATGGGAAATAATAATATCCGGGGATTGTAGAGGTAAGAAGGTGAGTAACCGCAATGACAAATAAGAAGGGTACCCCACCACGTTATAGGTGTTTTCGCAAATGTGAAAATGATGGAGGGACAGAGGATGGACATTAGCGACCCCGGCCCATTGGGGGGTTGACGGGTCCGACAACAGAGGAAAAAAGACTTCCTGTGTGGTGTTATTATCCGGACCAAGCGAATTCAACATAATATTCATTATAAGACGTAGATGCTGTAACCCATTCGCTAGTCATCACTTAGGAAGTCATCAGGACTAATTTCATCGGGAATGATGGCCTCCTCTGCTGCTGGTGGTGGCTCCTCAAACTGTGCTGAAACCGCATTGAAACCGTCCACAAGCCTGTGAGTTCCCGCATGGTCTGGGTTGAATTCGGGTAGCATATCGCCGCTTACGATGGCGTTAGCGATCTTTCTGGACGCTTCACGGTGGCCCTCCTCCAGCTTGCGTGAGTCCTGAATGTCGACGACAAGCGTCTGATCGAGACATCCGGTGTGTTGCATCATGAGGCGAACACAAGCGACCATGTTGGTGATATCCTTGGCAGTCTCGGCTTTATCGTAGGTATTTTGCAGACGTGCAAGCGCGTAGTCCCTACTGATATCCTCTCTTTTGGCCTCTAAAGTGCCTGTTGGCGGGTCATATTCAGCTATCATTTTCTTCACTTTGCCACTGTTGAGCAGTCTTGAGGCGCATTGAGCGTTTGATACTGCCACAGGAAAGCCTGCTTCTTGATATGACTTTACTGGATTCCCCCTTGTCTTTGAGTTTTTCGAGCAGAATTGCCAGACAAACCTGATGTGTCTCTGATGTGCGACTGCTTTTGATTCACCTTTTTTGAATGCCATTTTGGTCCCTGTTTCGTTGTTGTTTTTCGTCTTCGATTATGTTCCCGTTTGTTTTCACTCTCTAAGACGTTTTTTGACCCCCATTTTCAGGGTCACAAAAAAAACGTCGCCTTCTCTCTAATTACTCTATAATCCTCTCTATAATAGGTCGTCAAGATTGACGGATCATCACCCGTCAGGATTGACGGATCATCTTACCAAGATTGACGGATCATGCCCGTCAATATTGACGGATCATCTTACTGTTTCTTGACCCGTCAGTATTGACGGATGATTGTCGCGGTATTTTTGTTTGATTTTGCCGCCTTTTTTTGCCTTGTCCCAGCCCTTCATAAGCACACAGTACATGACCCTGAAGGTTCTTATTTTATCGGCATTTGAGCAGTCTGTATACCCGACTTTTATTTTCCCTTTTTCCCGTAGTTTTTGGACAACCCTCTCGACTTTTCGTTCTGACCAGTAGAGATTATCGGCGATATTTACGTTTGAATTGTAGCATATTTTTGGAAAGAAGCGACAGACTTCCGATAATAACAGCTTTTCAGAGTCTGTCAGTGAAGTGTCTTCAAGGATTTCTTCCCTTACTCGTAGAAATAACGACCGGCATT